AATCTTTTCCGAATGGCGCATCATACGCAACCATAGTTCTTGCATATCTGAATCTATTCCTAAATGCGGATTGAGTTATCATATTTTGATAGTCACGAGATGCAGACTTGTTGAAGTATCGTAGTGTATTTCTAGCGTTGAGCATAAATTCAGGCCTGATTCCACCAAATTTCCAAGAAGGAAATGACCTTCCTGCAGCGGAAGTAGATGGTTCAATGAAGTTAGCCGTTAGAGTTTGCAGTCTAGCCTGGGCCTCAAGGAATTCCTTGTATTGGCCGATAGAGCGTTCTAATCGACTGCATTTTGTTTTTTCAAGTTCGATGTAAAATGACTTTGCTACAGTATTGACAATGCCAGCACCGCCCCAGGCTTGAATCACTGTCAAGTATAGATGTGGTGTATACCACCTTTGAGCATTCAATAATTCAAGACCAGGATTTGGGAATTGCTCATCAAAAACAGAACCTTGCATTTGTGGACCATCATTCAAATTTTCGTTGATTTCAAGTTGTTTGAATAAGACAGAATTGTCACCAGCAAAAGGGCCTGATTGTAAGAATACGCCACGTTGAGTTGGAGTTAATCCAAATGGATTGTTAGTTAGAATCACTGGCCAGGGAGTGACATACGTTTGTTGAGTGACTGCAGGGACAGTATCAGATGGGTCGGCGGCAATTATACCCCCTTTTTCATCGAATACTTGCACATTTTTGACACGATATTTGTAGCCATCTTCTAAATTTAGACGCTTTTGTGCGATTTTCATTTCACCATCAGCGCCTAATTCCCACTCATTAAATTCGCCGATTAGAGTTTCTCTAAGTGCAATTAATGGCATTACTTTCTACTCCTTTTGTATGCTTTAGCCATAGCCTTTAGATTAAGGCGATTTTTTTTCTTGCCCGATTTAAATTTGATTTGGTTTTTCTTTTGCCCAATATATCTAGCCCAGGCAGATTTCTTTCGCTTTTTAGTTACGATCTGGTCCGTTATACTGTCAATTGCTGCAATTGATTGTTGAGAATCGGTAGGTAATACAGGCGTTATCAATTCGCCTTCTTTGATGAATATCTGAAATGTTGGTTCTCGACCATTTAACATTCCACTGTATTGATAGGCAGGGATAGCAATCATATCAACAGGAGTAATTCGCTCACCATCTGCCAAGATGAATCCGACAAGGCCCCCGACTGCACCGCCAGCAATAGCCCCAGGCAAACCACCAACCGCAGCACCCAGGGCTGCGCCTTCAACCGCACCAATACCTGCTTGAACTGCAGGGTTGTCAGTAACTGCATCAACCGCTTCTGCTGCTGCAACGGTTTTTGCTCCTGCTCCGGCTTTTTTGAGTCCTCTTTTAGCACTCTTGACACCTTTGCCAATTATTTTCCCTTTAGCCATCTAAAGACCTCCATCAAAGGTCTTGGGCTTGAGTCAATAGAGCATCCATTCTTTCTTGGTTTACTTTGACAGGTTCCGCAATAATTAGAACATCAAGTTCCAGCGTTTTTGATGCGTTACGTTCCCAATTGTCACAGGCAACCCCGATAAGCAAATCTGAAACTAAAGTATAGCCTTCTGGATGCATATCAGATGGACCGAAGTAAGTATCAGTATTCCAGTAGGAGGTTCCTTCATCATCTGTACCAGAAGGTGAAGTTGTAGACGTATATTCCTTGATACAAAGCACGTCTGGGCTCGCTAATCCGATGTCAGCCATGAATTCGTAAGCTCTGGACGTGGCTACAAGTTTTAGCCCTGCAGTAGAACCGTTTGCATCTTGATAATCAGACACAGGGTCCCAAATTCCAGTGTTAGGAAGTGCTGAAGAAGCCTGTTCTCTCACATGAAAGAAGATTTCTTTGACTGCGAGTCCTGTCTTTTGAGGGACTGAGCAGTAAGCACTCAAATCAATTCGTCCGTAGACGGTAGTAATACCACCATCACTATCTAGCGTAAATTCCATTCTGTCACGGAGAATTAGGTCCCCTGCATTCTTTGGCATAGTTTCCTTTTGTTACTACAGGATATATATACAATTTCTTTCACACATCTTGAACATCTACGGCGACACCAGGTGGATTTGGGACGCAGTCCAACATCTACGACTCTCGACCCAAAAGTTATCGTTACTTATTTATTAAAAGCCGTTTTGGGGTAATCATGGGAGAACTCAAAACCGTAATTTCAGCGAACATTCCCGTGTCGCTAGCAGAGAGATTGAAACACAAGACAAAAGGAACGAGAAGTAGAGTCGTCACAAGGGCTCTTGAAGCGTATCTGAAAGAACAAGAAGCATTTACAATACAAGATTTTCCTACGAGAAATCTAATGGCAGTTTTGCTAACAAGAGAAGAATGTCCCGAGCATTTGAAGATGCTACTACTATCGGAGTTGAATTCATGAAGCACATGGTTGATTTGTGTAGCGGCCTGGGTGGAGCAAGTGAAGCATTTGTTCAATCAGAGAATTGGACTGTTCTAAGAATCGACAACAATCCGTTGTTGTGTCATCTTCCTTGCACAGTAATTCAAAGTTTACAATTGACCAGGGACCGAGTAAACTCAAGAGCAGGTCGCATACATTGGGGTCCAAAAATAGATTTTATTTGGGCTTCACCCCCCTGCACAGACTTTAGCGGCGGTTGGATGTCCCCAAAATCCATAGCATCAAGAGAGATAGGTTTGGAGAACTACAATCCTGATTTGACTTTACTAAAATTGTGCAAAGAAATCATTGACATTGTAAATCCTAAACACTGGTGTATTGAAAATGTAGTAGGTGCGATCAGATATTTTGAACCAATCTTAGGTCCACCTAGACAAATCATTGGCCCGTATGTTTTGTGGGGCAATTTTCCAATTATTGACTGTGATACGGACCAGATCGTTCCTAAAAAGTTCAAAGATACTAACAGTCGTGACCCACTTCGTTCAAATCGTAGAGCAAAAGTAGACTTTGAAATTTCCAAGTCATTTAAGCTAGCGCTAGACGCTCAATTGTCAATTACTGATTTCATGTGACAATAGAAGCAGGATTTCCTGCAGCATCATACATTACTGTATTACCGTTGCCAGTGAATTTTGTTGGCGGTGGATAAGCCCGAATTGGTCCCGAACTTACGCCAGCAACAGATGATATTGCTATCCAATCAGGATAATCATCGTCGCCTGCAAAGAAATCTTTTCCGAATGGCGCATCATACGCAACCATAGTTCTTGCATATCTGAATCTATTCCTAAATGCGGATTGAGTTATCATATTTTGATAGTCACGAGATGCAGACTTGTTGAAGTATCG